AGGATCAACACCTTCGCCCATGTCATCTTCATACTCTCTATGTCTACGAGATCTGAAACTATCTCCCATGTCATCTCCCATGTTATCTTCCATACGAGATCTTAATCTATCTCTCATAGGTGTTTCGAATCTACCTTTATAAGATCTGATTGCATCTCTCACAGGAGTTTCAAATCCCATTTCGTCGTCTTTCATTGAAAAATCATTATCGTCGTCTTCTAATGAGAAATCATCGTCCTCATCATCCATTTCAATTTCATAGATAGCTCCTTCCATGTCCTTATTGGAATATGGACCAGTATACAATTCATCATCTTCCGATAATCCATCATAGGATGAGTCATTTGTTTCCATACCAAGTTCAGATTCACCTAAATGTATCATGTACTCGTCTTCGCCATCTGTAAGGTGAATGTTTCCACCTTCTTTTTTTACGATAATTCCATCTTCGTCGCCCATTGCTTTAAAAACTCTAAGAACTTCAGAATCAGATGCGTCTGTCATGTCAATGGTTTCATCATCCATTTCATCGTCCTCGTCATCCATTTCATCGTCATCCATAGCCATTTCGTCGTCTTCCATGTCGAATTCATCATCGTCCATTTCTTCGTCGTCGTCCATTGCCATTTCGTCGTCTTCCATATCTGTTTCTTCAGCGTCTGGCATTAAGGGTTCAATCTCATCTTCATCTTGTTCTCTAAGAGATTCTTTTACCAATTGTTTGATTTCTTCACTCATCGTTGACTGAAGTATTCCTTTTGCGTTCTCTTGAAGTGTCTCCTCCAAATTCTTGATTTGGAAAAGAGCGTCTTCCACTACATTTTTGTTATAACTCATTTTTTTAATTAGTTTTCTAATAAATATTCACTTTTTTAAAAAAAATTCGTATTACAACATTTTTAAACAAAAAAAAAGGGAAAAGAACTTTTGTTCCCTTCCCTTTCTATTTAATTTTTTGAGTTTTAATTTTCTATAACCTCATCAATTTTTGATTCGACGATTGAGGTGATCCTCCAATCCATAGAATAATTTTCATAAACTTTTGTGACTTTTGCCTCTACATCAGTCGGTGAATAACCTTTTACAAGTTTTTCTTCTCTAATTTTTTTAACTTTACCTGTATTCTCATCAGGCGTGTCAGTTGTGATTTTTGCGATAAAATACTTTTCTTCCATAATTTTTTTATTTATCTAAATAATCGGATAATCTATTCATTAAGTCAAGCGATTTTGATCCAGTCTCTCCAATATGTCTATCGGCATTCATTTTTTTCTCCTCATCAAGATTATCTTCAAAATCCAATCTTTCATTTGGTTCTCTAAAAAGATAAGCTCCTGGCGTTGACGGAGATGATACTAAGTCAAAACAAATTAATTCAAAATCATCTTGTACTTCGTTTTGTTCCCCAACTTTTTTAAGTGATCCCACACCACGAGAAGATATGCCCAATGTCACACCTTGTCTTAAATAGTTTGCGGCCAAATCTCCTTTTGTTGATACAATCCCTCTTTCGTGAAAACCAGGACTTGTAAGTAATTTTAATTTACCTAACAATACAGGACCTTCCCACCATATGTCGGTGATAGCATGAGATACTCTATCTAAATCTATTAGAGATGATTCGGGGTGGTTTAACTCAGAAAGAGCGGTTCCTTTTTGTATTAGTTTTTTATAGTTCTCAGATTCTCTTTTAAGAATCTTTTCAGGATAAATTCTTCCGTTTCTGTTAGGTGTATTATATTTCTGTAATACAGCATAAAACTCAAATGGTTTTGAATGATCCAACATATCTCTATTTTCTCTAATCATAGATAAATTTCTTCTTTCATTTGGGTCAATATACCCAGCATCGTACTCAACAAGAATCCCACGGCCAGAATCTCTTGGTCCTAATATTTTTAGTTCGTCCATCTAATATCTTTATATATAAATACTAAATAGTTTCCGTTTCTTTTTTAACAGGCTTTTGATTTCCAATTTTTGTCAAGTAAAACTTAAAATATTTGTTTTTACTTAAAACATCTCCATACACAGACTTAATAAGATTCTTAACTTGTTTTTTTAATTTTGGGGATTTAAAATCTAATGGTTCTATTAAAAATAAATTTATTTCTAAATTCATAAAAGATTTCTTTTTTAATTGTATGCCACTTGTTCTTAAGTCTAAGTCAACAATAAACTTTGTATCAAAAGTTTGTTTGTTTATATTTTCTAAGACTGAGTGTTTTACATTTCTTGTCATATTCAATATGACTCTATTCCAATTTTCAACCTCTTCTTTTGGTTCTACCCAAGTTTGAATATTTAAAAATATTGATTTTAAATTTGTGGCATCAATTGTACCAAATTGGGATTTGAACGATCTGTACCCGTTCAATTTTACCGTTTTTCCTTTTTTCATAAAAATTTTTCATCTCTGAACTGTTTATTTTTATATAATTGTAACGAATTATTATATTTATATCAACAACCCAAAAAATAATGCTATTAGTAGAAGTAAAAAAAGGTAATATAGAAAAGGCCATCAAGGAGTTAAAAGGGAAACTTATTAGAACAAAACAAAATGCAATTCTTTTTAATAGAAAAGAGTTCACAAAAAAATCTGTAATTAAAAGAGAAGAAAATAAAAAGGCCGTTTATATTCAGAGAATTAAATCTCAAAAGGATTAGAGTCCCTTTCTCAAGTTTTTTAACTTGAGGTAATTAATTTCTGAAAAAGACTCTGTTTGTATTTTTTCAATAACTTGATCAATCGTTTTGATTGTTTCACCGTCATTCTCATTTTCTTTTTTTCCTGAAAGTGTTTCTAACACCAACTCTTTTTCTTTATTGTAATTTTCTTGGATTTTTTCTTTTGGTGAGTTTAAGACGGAATTCAATTCTTTTTTTTCACTTTCAGTTAATGACTCAATAAAATTTTCAACAGTTCTGTTTGCAATTTTAACCATAGTATTTAAAGGAACTTTAAATGTTTCTTTTTTAACTAATTTTTGTTTTTTCAAACCTTCAATTAAAACTTTTTTACTTTTAATTTTACTTTCTAAAGTCAAAATATTTGATGAAAAAAGATTATCTATTTCTTTATATTTGTTTTCACATTGTACATGACCAATCCAAGATTTTAATTCTTTTAAACTTGATGGTTGTACTTTGTTATAAAGGTTTTCATATGCAATTATAGATTCGTAAATAAACTCGTTAGCAACAGATTCGTTTAATCCTTTGTTTTCGGATAACTCGTCATAAAGAAAAAATATTTTTGAGATATTTTTATTTTTCAATACCAACTGATCAAAAACAAATAAACTATCCTTAAGTTTATTTTTCTTATATGACTCAACTAAATAAGTATCAATTTTTGACTTTAACTCTCCAAATTTCATTTTTCTAATTTTATTATAAATATCAACTTATTTTATTTATTTCATCAATATCAGTGTCTGTTGTTTCTTCATCATATTCATCTCTGTCAATCATTTCACCCTCCCACCAATCTGGATTATCAAACCAATCCATAAACTCTTGAACATCGTCCTCATCTTCTAAGTAATTCTCAACCGTTGTTTTCCATAATTCGTTCACACTAATTGTTGCCCTTCTTTTTGTAACAATTTCGTAAGTGTGTAATTCAGGAATTTTAATTGGTTCAGTTTCATAATTAGGATTCATTCGGTATAACGAAAAAATAAATGATAAGTCTTCTGTTTCAGCCGCCATTCCAATATCATCTAAAATGTCTTTAATTATTTTTTGATTAGCCCCCGAAACTAATTCTGTTGGTCGACCATAATTATCAATATTATTATTCATCCTTTTTAAAAGGAACCTCATGTTTTTTTCAGTAAGATTTTTGAATTTACTCATGATAATAAATACTAATCACTTAAAAGTTTAGAAAGCTCATTTTCAATTAAACCTAAAGAACCATTCATTTTTCTAAAATCTAAAAAATCATCTTCATCAAAATCGTCTCCTGTGGTCTCTAATATTAATTTATTTTTTTCTCTTCTTGCTGATTCAGGAATTGGTGGTGGTGCTCCCGCTTCAGGTCCAGGTGGTGGTGGAGCTCCTCCTCCAAAATCTTCTCCTCCTGGTGGTGGCGGTGCCCCTCCTTCTCCTCCTATTGCTCCTGCAGGTGCGGTTCCTCCTGTAACTGTTTTATATAACTTATCCACAGTGTCAAATATACCAGTTTGAGTGATGATTGTTGCGGTATTATCAAGTTCTGCTGAAACCGCTCTTTCCATTCTTATTTGTAATAATTCATTTTTAATTTCATCATCTGAGAAACCAAAAATATGTTTTTTGGCCCAAGTTGCTGATGTAGGTTGTATTGATTTTGGTACTTCCCCAACCATATCTTTATACAATAAAACTTTTTCTTTCCAAACATCAATCATTAATAGATCCGCTTGTTTCGACGGATTTGTAAGTTGTAATGTAAAATTTGATAATTCATCCTCAAATCCCATAAGGAATAAATGAATGATTGCAATTTTATTCATTTCCGCAATTGCAGATTTTTGAATTTTATTAATTGTTCTTGCAAAACGAATATCAAGTAATGATAAGTTTTTACCATCACCAACAACTTCTTCAAATCCTAAATATGCTTTAGGAACACGAAGTGCTGTAACTAATTTCTTTTGAATGTATTCGATATCGGCAATTTCAGATAAGTTTTGAGCTCCTGGTAAAGTGTCGATTGGGTTTGCTTGTGCTGCGTCTCTAACAGGAATAAAGTAATCTTGATCTACCGCCATTTGGTTGAATCTTAAATCAACATTTCCTGTTTTTTTATCAACAACTTGATCTCTTTTGAATTTGTTTGCAACTCTTTGTACATACGGCTCAACATCTTTGTCATCCATGTTACCAACAAAAACTTTAAATACTCTTCTTTCAGGGGCCCTTGATGTACGATAGATCAACATTGCGTCTTCAGATAAAACTAATTGTTTCCAAATACGACGAGCTTTTTCTAACATCGATGTTCCATAAGGAAGTTTTCTATCATCACCTAATAATCTAAAGTGAGCGACCTCCCAAGTATTAAATTCCGCGTCCCTTGTTTTCCACGCAAATTTTAGTGCTGTTCTATTAACATTTATTGTTGCACTATAAGTTCTGGCATCTATACCCCTTTCTAATCTTTCAATCTCAATATTAGGTAACTGTAAACAACCAGTTACTCCTTTTGTTGGGTCTAATTTTAAATACACAAAGTTATCACCATACTTACACATGTTTCTTATCCACATTGGTAAATTGGTATTAATATCTAATGTATTAACAAATAAATCAACTAAAATACTTTTAATTCTTTTAGATTCTGAATAAACTTGGAGAACATAACCGTTTTGATCGGGCGTTGTTGACTCTTCTGAATATATATCAAGAGCGGTTGATATTTCGGGTGTGTATTCCATAGACTCATAGTCATAAAATGCCGCCAATCTTGTTGGTTCGTAATATATTGCCTGAGTGTATAAATTATTTTCAACCTTTGCCCAATTAGTACTCAAATAGAGAGATTGCTGATTTTGCAATTTCGCTTTCTCATATTCCGCTTTATCTTGAGTCTTTAAAATTTCTTTTTTATCTAACTTATAATCAGGTTGACCTTGACCTAATGTAGAATTAGGACCGAAAGTTGTTGCCAACCTTTGCCAAACCGTTAGATTTTGATTATTATTTTCCATATTAAAAATTTAACTATAGATATAAATATTTCAATAGTTAGTTCCCAGTAGAACCACTTACAGGTTTATTTATAAAATCAGAAGATTTGAATTGATATGGGTTGGTTTTTTTTAAAAAAGTTACAGGAAAAACTTTTACGCCTGTTGTTGGCTGACCATTTACAATCATTCTTGATCCATTTGATATTCTAGCAGATACCGGTCTAAGATTAAGTCCCATTTTATTATTTCATTAAACCACCAAATAACCAACCATATTTTTGATAGTCTTCTTTTGATGCACCATTATTATTTAACCCATATCTTTCATTCATAACATTTTGATTTGGGATTACTGGATCAAAATGAGTTTCTCTACCGACAGCTTCATTATTCACAACCGCCCAAGAGTTAATTAATGATTTTGCTTGTTCTGTTGCCTTTTCTAACTTTGAGAATGATGATTCTGCAATATAAATTGCCATGGATATGCCCATGATAAGGTCATCATGGTGACCTTTTTGGTGGTCAGGTCTACCATTCATGTAAATGAATGTATTCATTTCGTTATATAGTCTGACACTTCTTACTTTAAATTTATGTCTGATCCATTCTTCAAACGCCGCAATAATTTGAACCCTTTTGTTATTAAAGTTAATCCCCGGTATTTTTTCTACTGATGTTTTATTGTTAGCCCAAATGTTAAATGGATCAATTCCTTCAACATAAAGATTTTTATAACCAAGTTCTTGCATTTTTCTAACGGTTGTAATTCCCATACCACCTGTGATATCGACCACAACAAACGCATTATACATCATGCCCCACTTATATGCGACTTCAGCTAAAGTATCTGGTGGAATCTTACCAACATATTCAAATACTTGTTCTCTTTCATCAAAATCAATAATCTGAATTGATGAAAAATCTTCACTATCTCCTCTAGACACATCGACACCCATAATATATTTATGACCCTCAACTGGTTCTTTCCAAATCCAAATAGAATTGCCCATAAGTTTGGTTGTTGCGTCAAGTAAAGAATTATTTTTTATTTCTTCTAATTGTTTATTATCAAACACATTATCTCCAGATCCTAAAAACTCACAATTTAACTCTTGGTTAATTTTTCTTTTATCGTACTTGAGTTTTTTAACCATTTTTTCGTACCAACTTGAGCATGGTTTGTACCCTTGTTTGAAAAAGTGAGACATTTCATCATAGTCTCGTTCGTAAGGGTCGGTATGTGCTAATGAAATATTTTTTGATTCATCAAAATTATCTCTATTTAGTAGATAATTAACAATATCGTCTGATGGGACTAAATAAAGGTCCTTTGAATATCTTGGATCTCTATACCAATACATCTCAGAAATTTTAAATTGATTCATTCCTTTCAATGCTTGATCATATATTTCATAATAAATTTGATCATATCCGTTTGGTGTAGAAACAACAATTACCTTACCACCTGTGGATAAGGATGCCATACAAGCAGGCCAAAAGTCACTATCAGCCTCAATAAATGCGGCCTCATCAAAAACAAGAATAGTTGGTGTAAATCCACGAAGTGCATCTTTTGAGGTTGCAACCGCCTTTATTTCGGACCCATTAGTTAATTTGTAGTGTCTTTGTGAATTTTTATCTGCCGAAAATCCAACACCAATCCAAGTTGGCCATTGACTAACAAACGCGCGAATCTTATTAGCCATCTCCATAGATGTGTCTAATTTGTTTGCAATAATAAGAA